AAGGTATTTGACCAGCTTCACCACAAGGAGCAGATTTTGGCTGCGTTTCACCACCTTTTAATTTACGTGATTTTCTGCGTGATTTTCTGCGTGATTTTCCCATATAAAGTATAATTAGATTAAATAAAATAAAAAGAAAGTATTCTAATATGTTATAATGGATGATAAACAGCGTTTAAATTTGCAGGAAATGATTAAAGCCTATGATGCGGATGATAATACTTCTAAAATTCGGCAACTAAAACATAGTCGTCTTATCCGCGACGATGTGGAAAAGCTCTTAAATTTAAAGAAGAAATATGAACGCATGGCCATGTTAAAACCCAAAAAATACGAACAAATTATTATATCTCATTGTAACTTTCTTTGGACCAATTATACCAATATTTTTAACCGACTAATGAAAAATGAGTTAAATCTTAATATTTTACGTAAATTTATTGATACGCTTCGCGAAGTAGAGGATGGTCATTTAGATCAGCATGAAGCATCTGTTAAAATTGGTGAAGTTCTCAAACAATTATATATTGATAGTGCTTTACAACGTGAAAAAAAATTAGATGTGGAAGACAAAAAACGCGCGCCAAAACATAAAAAACCTGTTAATAATATAAGTTGGGCGAAATTTAAAGCTAGCGGATTAAATGAATCAACTTAATAAACCTCCAATTTAACATTTTCCTCTGTATGTTTCGATTTATAAACATCTAATGTTCTCGCTGATGCATCAAATGCATCTACAAATTTTGGCATCCACATATATGGAATTACCTTTTTACAATTTGGATAATATTTGTTGAAGATTTCTCGATATAAATATTTTTCACAACAAGGACCATCTAAATTCATATCTTTATATTTTTCTTTTGCGTAATTTTGTATTACCTTAAACCAAGATTCTTTTTGTGTACTAACTCCGTCACTAAATGCCTCTTTTCTGCGCCATAACACATCCTTTGGCAATAATGGCCACGAATTTGACCTTAACACATTTTCATCATCAAATGCCTTTCTTAATAAATACTTCTCTATTTTTGTATCTTTCATAATTTGAAATCTATATTTAGCTGGAATTGATAAATAACTTTGTACAAAATTCTTATCAAGAAAAGGTGTTCTTGCTTCTAATCCATGAGATGATATACTTCTATCTGACCGGAGCACATCGAAATAATGTATATCTTTTAATAAGCGTTTACATTCATTATCAAACTCTAGAGCATTTGGAGCATAATGAAAATACATATAACCACCGGTAACTTCATCACTACCATCACCATTAAAAATAACTTTTGCATTACTGTTTTCCTTGATATATTTAGAAATCAGCCAGTTACCAACACTAGCTCTTACAGTAGTTGTATCATAACTCTCGATTGCTTGTATTACAGATTCTATAGCATCAATAAATTCTACTGTACTCAATTCTATTGAATGGTGATGTGTGCCCAGGTAATCAGCAACTTTTTTCGCATATATTAAATCTTCCGAACCCTCCATGCCTATACTCCAAGTATGTAAATTTTTAGTACCATGAAATTTTGCAACTAATGCAGTGATTAAACTACTATCCAATCCTCCAGAAAGCAAACAAGCTATTTCTCTATCTGTATTATCAATTCTTTTTTTTACTGCAGCTATTAGATTATCTCTAACCGAAAGAATATATCTATTTTTACCTTGCATCCAAATTCCGTCTTCCGCACTAACATTATTATAGTATTGTTGTTGTATCATTTTTCCTCCTTGTTTTAAATTTATTTTAGCATATGATCCAGGTTTAAATTGTTTAGCACAATATGTAGTATCATTTATCATGTGAGTTATCATTTTAAGTTCCGAGGATAATACATAAAAATAATGATCAGAATGGGCTTTGTTAAATGAAATAAATAATGGTCTCACTCCAAAGGGATCACGAGCTATAAAAACATGCTCTTTTTCTTTATCATATAATACAAATGCAAATACACCATCTAATTTATTTAAAGTATATTCTATACCAAATTGTTTATACAAATGAATAATAATTTCACAATCTGAACCTGTTTTAGCAGGAATATCTAGAATACTATGTAATTCTTTCCAGTTATAAATTTCACCATTGCAGATGAGAACACAATTTTCGATACAAATTGGCTGTTCCGAATTTGGATTGCTGTATCCATTAATAGCTAAACGATGAAATCCAAATAAAATATTTTCACTTATTCTTTTACATACTGAATTTTCTGGTCCTCTATTTTGACCTTTATGAAAATTTTCTGTTTGGGTTTCATCTTCCTTAGTATCACTAGACAACACTGCAAAGATTCCACACATGTACAAATACTATAATATATATCTTTAGGTAATTTGAAATAATTATTCTATAGTGATATTATAATGGAAAATATCGTTAAAGGAGCTTATTATTGTCAACAAAATAGAACAACACAGTTAAGTAATAGAATCTATAAAAGAAATGTGCCTGGTATACCTCTTCAAATGAATTATGATCCACGCCCCGTAGATACTAAATTTGTTCAATTTCCCATATTGGACTGTCGTCTCCCAACACGAGTACCTTGTGAACGAAGACCTATCTATAATACAAGACATATGTTTGCAGGCAGTAGTCAATCCTTGCCATTTAACGGTTTTCAATCAAAAATTGATACCGAGTCAAAATTAATGAATATTGTATTTCCACTACAATCTTGTCCTCAAGCCAAATTTATTCCTAGTTCTAAAAGTGACTTATATAATACAACTTATTTGACGCCGCCGATTGAGACAACTAAAATGACAAATCAATTATTATTTAAACAAGAACGCTTCTCTCCATTTAATCCTAATATGTGTAATTTAGGCAAAGATACTTTTAATAATAACACGAGAGTACAGATTAAAAATTTAAAAACGAATTAAGTAATTACATAAAATTATATTTGTTATGTAATTATAAACCATGGATATCTCATTAAATTTAATTGATTTACAATATTTAACTAATCCCGACCAAATGTCAAAACTTAAGCAGAAAAAAGAATTCCAACAGATTCCACGCAATGATTTGGATTTTTATAAAAAACGCATCTTTCAATTAACAAAAGATATGTTACGTGGAGAGAAAATTAACACAAAAGTTAATAAAGCTTTTGTAAATTATGCTCAAATTTGTATTGACCATTTTAAGTTTATGGATAAGATGGAATTAATTCAAAATGACTATAAAGATATTAAACCCTCAGTTAATAAAAAGAACACATTTAATATGAAAACCAGTAATAGTGTGATGTTAAGGAAAAAAAAGCCATATCGACCAAGAATTACTGATAATATTAAAATTAAAAGCACAAGGATAAATACACCTCCTATTATACCAAAAAATAGAAATTTTAATTTGAAAGATCCAAGATTTCGTGAAAAAGGTGTAAAAAAGAAAAATATCAATGATATTTAAGATGATAGGTGGCTCAAAAACGCGTAAACATCATAAACATAAACATCATAAACATAAACATCATAAAAAAACAAGAAAAATAAAATTTAAACCTGATAAGTGTTCTCCCAAAACTAATCACGATGAATTAGATTTTACTTGCTACAGTAAATCAGCATTACATAAATTAAAAACTACTTGGAACGCCAGACACCCTGATGTAAAAATCTATAGCAACGACCCCAAGGAAATATGGCAACATTTGAAAAATAATATGCAGAAAACATGCCATAAAGAATCTTGTTGGTTAAGACATCAATGTATTAAAAATGATTTACCATCAGGATTCTTTATGCAAAATTTCGCCCCAAAACAACCAAAAGAATGGAAAAAGAAACCTAATACTTGGCTTACTTCTATTGAAATAGAACAATTAATGAAGCAATATGAAAAAAAACACAGTCATTTTATATTTTTAGGACCTTCGCCAGTTGATTATGATGTACGAAAATTACACAACGAATGTGTATGGGAAGAAATATGTAAATTTTCTCTATTAGACTATAAGAGCAAAGGTACCACTAAAATAGGTTTAATATTCAATTTAGATCCGCATTATAAAGAAGGGTCTCATTGGGTGGCAATGTTTATTGATATTAGAAAAAAAGCTATTTACTATTTTGATAGTTACGGAGATAAAATACCAGGTAGACTGATGAAATTTGTTAGAACAGTTCGCAAACAGGCACGAAATTTAGGAGAAAAATATACATTTGAGCAAACCAGCAGACGACATCAATATTTAACTACTGAATGTGGCATGTATTCTTTATATTTTATAATTAAACTATTAGAAGGTGCACCTGTGGAATTTTTTAAAAAACGAATTACTGATAAATATATGCGAAAGCTTAGAAGTATTTATTTTAATAAACGATAGAATATTAAAAGTATCTCATTTTAATATTATATATGTCTGTCAATTCTACGGAAAACAAGGGTTTATTGTGGCAATTATTATCGAACCATCCTAATCAAAAAACCAACCCCAAAAAATTCCAACACGTATTGGAGTACCGCGTTAATGAGATGAATAAAAATCGTTTTAAATTTAATAATGATTTAATGATTATGAATAAAGAAATTATAAAACAATTTGCACAAGAGATGCCGAAACAACAACAAGCTAAACCCGCACCTACCAAAGAAGCTAAGCAAATGACTAAAGGGCAAATTTTCGAACAAAATTTAAAAGTACAGCAAAATAATTTTAATACTTTAATTAATAAACAAAAACCACCAGATATTGATTTCT